TACTAAATAACTATATAATATACTAATAACTATATAATAATATATACCTAATAATAAAAGAATAAAACAAAGATCTGCGCGTATGCACATGCACACATATATACACGCGCGTTATTCAAACTGTTTTAACTAAAAATGTAAAATACAATAACCAACACTTATTACGGAATAATGCTAGAAATAAAAAATTGGATAAAACGTGTTCAATAATTAATTATAAAGGGCAAACTATGATAAGACGTTACCTCCTTTTCGAATTATTATTATTGCCCTCTATATAAGTTTATAAACAGTAGAGTCGATTACTTACTTCAGCTGATCGTAAAACAACAATTAGTTCGACCTGTACCAACACTTCACTAGACGCATGAGAATCGATTCTAAGAAGCTTTTATTAAGAATAGGATATAATACAGCCACTTTAATAGAAACTCTTTATAAACGAATTAAGGAGATGACTATATGAATAGCAAACTTGTATCAGAAATGTTAACATGAATAGAATGTCCTATGGATCTATTCACAATACAGAGTGAAGATTCATTATTATACAGAATAGATGACATTGAAAGATTAATTCGAGCATCTAGAGAGTATAAAGGTTGAGTTTACTGGAAAAGAACTAAACATACACAGATAGTTTGTAAAGAATTAGATATAAACATAATGGATTTTGAAGGAGTTCATATCGAACAAGATCATTTTCCAATTACATTATATGATATAGTATTAGTAGTAGGATTAAAAATGTTATCAACTTTACCAGAAGATGAGACATTAACAGTATTTGATATAGCGTCAGTAGTAGTACAAGAACACTTAGCTGAAGAAAACTATATAGGTACAGTATCATTAACCACCACATCGCATCAATTAAGACATAATGGTATACATAGTTTAAAATTAGAAGATATCAACGGCAACTACCGAGGATTCCTCGACAAGTACAGAAATTATATACCAACAGCAGTACAAGAAAGAATAGATTTCAATTTAGCTACATTAGATAAATAGAATCAATATAAATAACAACTCAACTAAGAGTATAACATAGGTAATAGTTAGCTACTTACAGCGAGGTGATAAGAATGGGAACTCCAAGAGTAACAGGTATGAAACAAAAACCCGGTAGAAAATCTAAATGAGCAACTAACGTTGAAAATAATTTAGAAAGAATACCAAAATTAAAACGTCAGGGAATGACTGATGAACAAATAGCAAATACATTAGGTGTAGGTTATTCTACATTTAGAGATTATATGAAATTATATCCGTCATTACAGACAGCCTTAAAAACTGGAAAAGAGTGCTTAGTAGAAGATTTAGAGGATACACTCTATATGAAAGCTTTAGGCAAATGTACAGTTAAGAAAATCAAAACTGTTGAGGTATTAGATCCTAGAACAGGTAAGATGAAAATAGTAAGACAGGAAACACAAGAGGATACAGTAGCACCTGATTCAGGAGCTTTAATATTCGCTTTAAAGAACTTAGCAAGTGAACGTTGACAAGATCGTAAGATCGTTGATAATAATATATCAAATATGGAACAATTAAAAGCTATAGCAGAAACATTAAATGCAATTGGAACCAAAGGCATCGATACTTCTCAATTTGATGAAACTGTGGAGGATGAAGATGATGAGTAGATTTCAAAAAGGTAATACATATGGAAGACTATCAGCAACTCACGGATTAACTAAACATCCTTTATATAAAACATACTACAATATTAAAAGTAGATGCTATAATGTAAATTTTCCTAGATATAAAGACTATGGTGCTTTAGGTGTTGAACTATACAAAGAATGATTAGAAGACTTCAATTCATTTTACAATTACTGTATTGATAATGGATGATACAGTGGATGTGATATATCTAGAAATGGTGACAAAGGTAATTATGAGCCAGGAAATATACAATTTAAAACTCCAGAAGAAAATACTAGGGAGATGAATCTTAGAAACGCTATTGGTATTAAATGTATTAATAATGGTAAAGAATTTCTAACATCTTACGATGTAGCAAAATGAATAAAAAGTAAAGATATAACAGATGCTAATTTTCAATCAATAGCAAGATACATCAGAAAAAGTAATATAAAAAAAATATATAACGCATACGGTTATAGTTGGGAGGTGATGCCCAATGAACCAAACTAAAAAAGTTACATATGTTAATAATCAATTAGCTAAGCTAAGATTATCTGAAAAAGGATCTTATATGATTCAGGACCCAGCGCGAGTAATTTTCAGTGAAGGTTCGACTTAACTCGAACAGGAAAAAGTTACTTATTGGGTGTCAAATTCTTTAAACATATGTTCCTATCTGCAGAAGATCAAACTGAATTTTATATAGGAGCTGTGAGTCTTGATAAGATTAAACAGTTCCTTATTAACGATACAAATTCATTTTATCATATGTTTAAGTCATTATGTGAATATCATCCTGGTGAATATAGAATTGAAGTACAAGGAATACACGGTATAAAGAACCTATACTTCTTAGGATATACAACTAGTTCAAGTTGGACTAGAATACGTGGAGCTAATATATCTGGTATGCTATTAGAAGAAGTTAACTTAGCACATGATACATTCTTAGATGAAGCATTTGGTAGAGCATTAGCATTACCATGAAGTGTATTATACTGTAATAGCAATGGAGATGATCCATCTAAACAAGTCTATACTAAACATCTAAATCATTGTAGACCTTTACCAATGTATAAAGAACAAATGTTAAAGAAAGATGTTACAGCTAAGATATATGCAGAATTATTAAGAACTACAGCTAAGAAAGGCTGAAGATATTATCATTTCAATTTCTTAGATAATCCAATATTATCCAAGAAGAGAATAATGTCAATTAAGTCTGGATACACTGAAGGAACTCATGAATGATTAACAATGATAGATGGTGGACGTGGTGTTAGAGAAGGCGCTATATTCGCTGAGTATATGACTTATGAAAAGAATACAATAGCATTTGATGAGATACTAAAAAGATATCAAATTATGAAATATACAATAGGAGTAGACGTAGGGTCAGCAGACTTTACAGTATTTACACTATTAGGATTTACAAGTGGATACAGAGAATGTATTGTAATAGATAAATTAGAAATAAACAAAGTAGGAACTACTGCTATGTGAAATGCATTTGAAAAATGGTGAGATGTCAATAGATATGATAGATTAGCTATTCATGGTGCATTTTTCGATTACGGTGGTGGAGGAGCAATAGTCAGGGATGAATTAAATCCTAAACTATCCTCGATAGGAATTAAAACAGCAGAGCTATTCAAATTTAGAATATTACAGAGATGTATAGCAGGACAGAAGTTATTTCAAGATGGTAGAATAATAATATCAGATAGAGTAATAGATGTCTATGAAGCTTTCATGGCTGCAGTATGAACTAAAGATAGAGGTAGAACAGACTGTAGAGTATTTGGTTGACATAAACATAAAGACTTTGTGGATTCAGTAGAATATGGGATGAGTCCCTTCTTGAGAAACATGGTAGCAATCAAAGAATAACAGGAAGGAGGTGTAGTTGTGTTCGAAGGAATTAAACAATGGAATCAAAAACGATTTAGTAAGAAAATGGATAAATGATATGAAGGAAGACGAGGTGATAATCATATGGAATACGATCCACTATTAAGCAACATTAATTTTATGGAGAATCAGCATCAAGAGTATATCGATAGACTTAATGAGAACTTCGCCTGGTCTAAATCAGACCCAACGGGATTATTTCAATTATATACAAGATATAGAGATAACAATGGAATGCCATCTAGAATGGGTAGAAGTAAAAAAGGTATTGAACGAACAGTAGAATCAAACTGATGGTATGCTAAGCTATTTATAGACAATGAAGAAGGCGTAGAAAATGCAGTAAGATATTCAACTGGGGTAGCAAGTAAGATACCGACAACAATGGCAGCATTGTGTATGGGTAACGGATACAAGTACAGTATACAATTAGAAAATGGTGATGAGGATGAAAACTCAAAAGCATATAAGGATTTAGATTATCTAACAATAGAGAATAATTTATACTCTTTACTATTCAAAGCATTTAGAACACAGTCATGAGCAGGTGGATTTGCATTTAAATGATCACTTCATCCTGAATTTGATACACCTATCATAGAAGTATATTCTCCTATGAATTATAGTTATAGATCTATAGCGGGTAGAATAGTTGAAGATATATTTTATAAGTTCTATTATAGAGAAGAATTCAATTATAAATTAGAAGAAAGATATGGAGTAGATAAGGAAGGATCTTATATTACTTATAAACTATATAGTTCAGATAATTTACATAAGGATAATTCATGGAGAGAATGTAAATTAACAGATTTAGAAGATACAAAGAATCTAAGTGATATTCATATTAAAGGATACTTTAAAAAGTTATCAATATATGTTCCTAATAAAGCAATTAATAGTCAGATGCCAGATAGCTTATATGGAGAGTCAGACTATACAGGATCTTTTGGTGCATTGAACTTCTTAGATGAAAGCTATTCAACATACGCTCAAGAACTTAGAGATGGCAGATTAATGAAATATATGCCAGATACAATGGGAGAGTTTGATGATAAGGGTGCAACATATCCTTCATTCCTAAGATCGACACATTTAATTGTTAAAGGTGGAGTAGGTCCAGACGCAGATGATAAGATAGAATATAGACAAGGTGATGTAGACTCAGAGAAATCAGAGAATGCTATTAAAAGAAATTACATGATTGTACTAAATAATGCAGGACTATCTCCATTAACATTTGGATTAACAGGATTAGAAGCATTAGATGCAACAGCCCAATCTCAACAAGAGAAAGAAAAAGTATCTATTAGAACTCGTAATGTTAAGAATAAGATTCAAGAACCAGCTATAGCAGAAATGTTATCAGTAGGTTATGATATATATCAAATATTTAGTTCATTAGTGAAATCAGAAGATGGAATATTATCAACTAACATTAAACCTTCTAAAGTAACATTTAAATTTGAAGATTATATTATAAAGTCTAAAGAAGATAGAGTTAGAGAAACTTCACAGGGATTAGCTTCAGGTGTATATGATTTAGCAACAGCTATTGATTACGTACATGAAGACTTATCAGATGATGAAAAACTAATGGTCAAGATTAATAGTAAGATTGAAAAATCAATTCCATTAACTCCTAAAGAAGCAGAGTACTTTGGTGTAGTATCATCAGATCAAATTGAAGATGAAATAGAAGAAGAAGTCGAAAAGGATAATGATGAGGAAGCTCCTGAAGAAGACCTAACTGAAAAAGAAATTGACAAGTTAGAAGAGTAAGGAGTTGATTAGATGATTAGATTAGAGGATAAAGGAAGACAGTATAAGAGATATAGACCATCGTCAGCAGAAAAAACTATATTAGCCGAAAAAGGCATGCAGTGAGTGTTAAGCTCAAACGTGAGTGCCGTGGGCGTAGATGGTGATGATCTTATAGTAAGATTCGTAAATGGTAGCCTATATCAATATTCTAAAGTAGCTGATCTATATAGACCTATGTTAGAGTCAAATTCAAAAGGACATTTTGTTTGAGTTAGATTAAGACGCACGGGTATACCATATAAGAAAATAGGCTCTATGCCACTTAAATCAGATACCCCTGTGTCTGATGAGGATCTATTTGAAAACATCCGCAAAGAGGGAATTAGAGTGGAATCACCACAAGTATTAGATGAGAGAGATATCATGACAGAGTTCAATATCTTTACAGTAGGGCAAATTAAAATATTAGACGATATATTAGGAACGACAGATTCTATTAAAATCGTTAGTAATATCAGACAAACGTAAGTCTATAACATTACAGAGGAATCAAAATAATAGTCACACAGACTTTAAACGGAGGAATATAACATGGAAATTACAGTAGATAATACTATAGATTCAACTGCGACACAACCAGTAGTTGTGGAAGTAACATCAACACCAGTGGTTGAAACCAAACCAGCTCTTACGAAAGATCAAATTCTAAGAGAAATGAGCAAAGAATATGGAGTTAACCTATATTCAGCAGAAGGTTTAGCAAAGTTTAAAGAATTCCAAGATGCTAATAAAACAGAGCAAGAGAAACTTCAAGATCGATTAAACTCTTTAACAGAAAAAGAGACTGAATTCAAAAAGAAAGAAGAATCTTATCAGGCTACTATAGCGGCACTGCAATTAGGTATATCTGAAGATAAATTAAATGATGCATTAGCATTAGCAAAGATTAACATGACTGATGGTCAGTCTATTAAAGATGGATTGGCGGCAGTTAAAGCTAAGTACGGTGATACGTTCAGTAAAGTCAAAAGCACTAAGACTGAAGTTGTTATCGGAACACAGCAAGAAGAATCAAACGGAGAACACGTTGAAGTGGATCCAGCATTAGCAAGATATTTAAAAAATAAAAAATAACAGAAAAAGAAAGAGGTAATAATTATGGCATATGGAACAACAGCATCAGTAGTAGCAATTAGCTACGCTGCACTAGCAGCAAAAATTTTAGAGGAAACTTTAGTACTACCTAGAATCGGTAGTAGAATTTTCCAAAATCCAACAGACTCATTTAAAGTATGGGTAGCAGGCGATGAATCAATGGTCAACTATGTACCTGGTACATCAGCAACATCAACAGATCCAAATGGTGCATTTGTAACAATTAATGATCCTAAAGATAAAGCAATTTATAAAGTCATTGACAAGAATCAATTAAGAAAAACTTATAACCCAGTAGATTACGTTGACAATGTAGCAATGAAAGCGATTCAAGCAGCTTCAGTTCAAGTAGATACTGACGTTCTAGCTATGTTAGTAGCAAACGGTACTAGTAACTATACACAAACTGGCGATGCAGTAGCGGCTGGTTCATTAGTAGAAGGTACATTATATCAAGTATTAGTAGCAAACTCAGCTGGCGATGCAACAGACGTTGGTTGTGCTGCAGCTACAGCAGTAGTTGGAGAAGTATTCGTTTGTTTAGCAGACGTTGGTACATCTGAAACAGCTTTATCAGTTAAAGCAGTTACACCAGTTTCAGCAACTATTAAATCACAAATTATCGGTTTAGAAAAAGCATTAAACTTAGCTAAAGCTCCTATCGAAGGTAGATTCTTAATTGTATCTCCTGAAGTTGCTAGTTTATTTGAAGGCCAATTAGTTCTTAATACAGCTTACGGTGATTCAATTCAATCTAACGGTTTCAAAACAATCGGTTCAGCTTATGGTTTCAATATTTTAATGAGCTTATATTTACCAGCAACAGCAAACATTATAGCTCTACAATCAGACGCTTTCGGTGGTAACTTCGAACAAATCGAACCAATCGAATTAATTGAAATCCAAAGAGGTCTAGGTACTATCGGTGCTTGGTCTATTGATGGACGTATGGCTTATAACTATGGTGTACTAAGACCTACTTTAGTACGTATAGCGTAGGAAATAAGAAACAGTAACAACACACATAATAGAGGGCAGGGATGTTTATTACGCCCTGTCCTTTATTTTAATTAAATCAGAAAATAGAAAGAATATGGAGGTCATAAATATGGCTCTAAACGCAAGTTTTATATTTCCAACAAAGGAAGTAGGATTATCGGGAACAAATGATTATACTTGAAACTTCAAAACACATTGACCTGAATTAACTCAAGAATATATAGAAGAATTAACAGGATATAATCTAGCCGATAAAGCAGGATCAGATGAGAAAGCTAAATCACAAATTAAATTAGTATCTAGAATATCCAAATCATTCCTAATGGGTCAACTATTAAGAAAGACTAGGGATATACTAGAATATTATGTAGCTAAAGATAATGAATATCTACAAATGGTATTGTTATATCAAGCTGAAATATTCATGGCAGGATTCGTTGATGGCGGTTGGATATCAATGTATGAAACTACTGATGAGTATGGATTAAAATCTACATTAGGCAAGGCAGCAGAAGACTATTTAAAAAGCTCAGATTTATCTATAGCAAGATATAACTTCTATCTAGATCCTAATGTATTTCATGATGGAACTTATTAATGAATAGAGATACAAGAGCTGCTAAACAACCAGAAACAGCTGAATACATTGAAAGAATGATACCGAGACTATTGGAAGATTCAATTCAGTTTGCAGGATCAATCAACTTTCAGTTCGCACAACACACAAATGAAAAAGGATATACGTTTCCGATTCCAGGATTAAAAACAGATCAAGTAACACAGTATAAAATTCAATCCAATGCAGACTTACCATTTAAGGCTGGAGATATAATTAGATTCAGTAGAGATGATAGAAGACGATATACAATATTATCTATTGCAACATCTACTATTGAAGATAGAAACTATAGAAGAACTTTTCTATATCCTAATGATGAGGAAAAAGTTACAATGAAAATTATAACTTTAAATTAGCATGGATGCTAAACAATTCAATAGATTATTAGAGGCTTTAAAAACAGATGCATTGAGAACAGTTAAACAATCAGCACCGGTGAGAACTGGCAATTTACAAAACGCAGTAAAATTAAGAGATTTGCCTAATGGTGGATTTGAAATTTATATAGATACACTACAAGCATATTATGCACCTTATACAATAGAACCGTGAGTGCATGGTAGGTGACATGGCAGAGAGAACCCTAATGAGGGATGAACATCTGAAGCCATGAATGAGTTTGTCAAGAGAACAAAATTAAGATTTAGAGGAACAATAACGAGTAAAGGGAAGGTGAAATAAAATGTCACAAATGTTAAGACCAGCAGATATAGCAGTATTAGTACAAACACAATTAAACGAAAAAGCAGTAGAGTTATTCGATCTAGGTGAAATCGATGAGAAGATAATCTTTAATGTAACAGCCGATTATCAACTATATGAAAGAATGCAAAAAGCTGAATATGAATTGGACGATTACCAACCCTTCACTCCTGTTATAATTTCTAGAATAGATCATTACGAATATCCAGCCGATTATTTAAGATATGAAGAAATATATACAATTGGCATATATGGGTATGCAGACCAAATAGAAGACTTAGAGAGAGTAATTAAGGCTTATACGGTTGACGAAAATACGATAAATAAATCAGTGATAGCGGGCGACTTTAGAATTACTAAAGAAGTAGAAGACGTATCATTTGCTTTAGATATAGAACCACTAGATGGTTCAATGAATAAAAGAGTTATAGGTACAGGTGGATTTAGCTGAACATTCTTAGATGGTATCATGACAAGTTATGATGTTACAGTTACAGTTGATGGAGAAGAAATGCCATATATATCATTCGATTGAGGCAGAGGTATAGATTCAATTCATTCACAAGCAATCAACACAACTGGACAAACATTAAATAATATTAATGTTAAATCATTCACACCAGTATTAACATTACCTTATATATCAACTTCAACAGTTATTAAAAACTTATATAAAGAGTTATATAGTAATGTATATAATAAATCACATACTTTAACATATTTCGATACAGCATTAAATGAAACATTCAGTTACGATGTTAGAATATCTACTGGATCATTTAACGATACAAAACCTAAAGTATTAGATTTCGTGGTAGTATTTGAAAGAGTATTACCCACATTAACATTTAGTATAGATGATATAGAAGTTCCGATTATAGATTTTGATATCAATACGGGAGCAGAAATATCAACATCTACAAAGATTAATTCAGACGTAAGTGAGTCAGCTTATTTAGGATCTGGATACAGCATCATAGTATCATTAGACATATCAGATTTAACCAACACCAAAACCCAGGAATTACTCACTGCAGTCCTTAAACAAACGTTTGAGACTCCACATACCATACAGCTAATAAAAGGTGCTATAACAGCCGATTATGAAGTATTACTAAATAGTGGATCATATAAGTTTAGTAACAATCCAATAGATAGTATACAGTTGACATTTACAGAAGTAGATAGTGATGTATAATGGCAGACGTAACAGTACTAAGAGTAGAAGTATCTGGTGTTAGTGGTGGAAGTGAAGGTTCATTAGAATCTGGTAAAGGTAAATCAGCGGCAGGTACAAGTTTAGCTGCTGGTGGATTAGGTGGTAAGTTAGCATTACTATCTGAGAAAGAAAGAACAATCAAGGGTGATGAAATACTCAAGAAGATATATCCAAAGACACAGAGTACTCCAGAGCAACTTAAAAATGCGAAGGATATGAAAGAGCTATTTGGATATGAAGCACCTAAGAGATTAGATATAGTTCCTACGAGAAGACATATTAAAATGCCTTCATACAAACAAGTGTCAACAACTGCAGGAGCTGGTATAACAATAGCAGCAAAAGCATTCTCAATGTATTCTAACTATCAAAAAGCAGGATATGAAATGTCAGGATCAACTCATGCAGCAGCAATACAGGGAAGAAGATCATCAGCAGCAGATTCTTTAACTCAAATAGGTGTCGGCTTCTTGATTAATCCAGTAGCAGGTGCCGCAATGATAGCTATGAAAGCATATCAATTAGCTATGACAAATAGAAAAGAATTATTTGAGATACAGAAAAGCCAAATGCTATCTCAGGTATTACAAAGAAACCTAGTAAAGACAGTGGCAGAAAGAAGGTTCTAATATATGAATATTTATAAATACGAAATGTATTTTAATGATCAATGAAATGATATATCCTCATACGTTGAAACCAATACCACATTAGGTGATCGTTTAGATAAAACATTTAACATATCTACTTTTATATTACCACACATTAAAGCAGACAAATTTGCAGGTATAGATTTAAGTGTAGCAATTAAACCATGAATACCGGTTAAAGTATCAATAGACTCAGATGTATTTAGATTTTATACAGCAGACTGCTCTAGAGAAATGATTAAGAAGACATCACCCTCATTATATAAACATAATGTTCAATTAGTTGAAGCTACTAGAATACTTCAAAGAAAAACGATTGCAGATATAACAGTGACACAACCAAAATCAAAACAATTTACTTCACTATATATATCAGATTATAAAACATTAAGTAAAGAAACTATCACCAATACAGAAGTATCTCCTACATTAAGTTTAATATCAAATTCATTAGATACATCAGTAGTAAATGGAAATGTATTAAAAGCAGGATCTAGTGGACAAGTTTTAGTTTCATTCGATATAGAGAATTATCAATTCAATAGACAACCATCTATATTAGGATTTATAGATCCAGAATATATATGATGGGAATATAACTATTACGATGGAGAAGCAGAATTAAGAGCTTCAATATATGTTAATGGTGTATTGGCAAAAGAAGAAGACTTCTATATTCCAGCCACTACAGCCTATCTAGATAACAAATGATACAATATATATAGACCTATTAGAATAAATACTCCTGCAGTATATACACCTGCAATGAGTTTAGATTTAGATGAATCATTAACAGATCAAACAATAACAGTTAAACTTAAAACATTAGGTATATGGAACTGAAAAGGTCAGACTATAGGAACGACAGTATTTCAAGATCTAGAATATCCTGATGAATTAAAAGTTATAACACGTTTATCAATTGGTGGTGGAGATGGGGAATCATTAGCATTTATATATTTGGATGAATTAGCAAATAAGTGTATTAGATCGTTAAATCAAAGAGATATTAATGATACTGACATTACAAATGATTATAGATTAGATCCAGTAGTGGAAGCTAAACTAAAAGGTAAGTTGAGTCCAGAATTTACATGGACAAATTATAAAGCATGAGATGCATTAGAGAAGATTGCTAATACACAGAATGCAATACCAGAGATTAAGGATGATTTCAGAACAATTACTTTTAGATATTTAGATGAAATACCTGATATGTATTATGATCAAGATATGTTCTATGATGAAACTACAGCATATAGCTCAAATGAATATGTAGATGGATTAGAATTAAATGCACCTAACTTAGTTGAACAAGACGTATTATTAAATGCTAAAGTAGAACCATATGAAGACGGATGAGGTACAGTTAGATCAACAGACGAATCAGCAAGTCAATTAACAGATGATAATGCAGTATTTAAAACTAGACAGCTAATACATAAGATATATAAATTATATATTAGTGGTGTAGCAGTTAAAATAACAGATGGAGTTACTGAGAAAACCATATATGGTAATGTTGGTAGTCCTGAAGCAACTACATCTTATTGAGATATAAGCGATAGAGTTGTCAGAGATGAAGAATGAAATGTATATGATGATACAACAGCTAATACAGACTCAGGCAGAACGGGATTAAACACTAAAGGTAATCACATATACTATACACAAGGTTCAAATTTAATTAAAGGATTGGGTCATAAGACATTAACAGTATCAGACATAATTGGATCTAGTGTAGCTCCTAGAGCGTTATTAGAAACAATAATGGCTACGTGTGCAGAACTATTATCAACAAACTCAACTTATAGTGGATATGATGTATATATTCAAGGTGGCTTATCAGGAATATTTGATGCAGATCCAGAGGCAGCTATAGTTGGTGATCATAAACTCTATGATGGAATTAAATATAGAGTTGAATATGTACCATTAACAATAGCAAGGTCAACAGTATATAAACATGATTCATTTAATTCAGATTCATTCCTAACAGATTATGTGAATGAACAGGATAAGTTAAACGATACAGAGAATTTAGGCAAGTTCATATTAACAACTTTAAATAGACAGGGCAATCTACAATATTCAGTATCCGGTAAGACACAGAACTACGGTAAGATACCTAAAATAGGTTTCAGAACTTTTGATGATCTAGTAGTTAGCTCAAGAGATTTAAACTTAAATAATAAGATTATCACCTATACATTACAGTTATCAAAAGACTTTATTAATCAATCAGACTGAGTTGGAAGAAACTCACAATATAGAGCATTTGAAATACCTAGCAATGATTTAGTATTTAGGCAAGATAAATATACTACTTTCATAGTATTAACTAAAGATAAAGCTAACGTATTACCAAAAGGATATAATGTATTAAGTGAATATGGTAATAAGATGTTTATACAGAACTTCTGTAATCTAATAGGATCAACATTAGCACCAGCATCTTATGCTAAAGTAAGTGTAGTTCCAAATAAATTAGATACTCCAGTTGTATTTGATATGCCGGTTAATGCATACACAATAGGAACTACTGTCAATTTACAAATGGAATTTGAAACAAACTATTCAGCAGGATCTAAGGTATTGGATAAGACTATCAATGGCGTAGATACAAAGATTATAGAGAACGTAAGATATACAAACGTATTTGGTCAAATATATTCAATTAGTTCATTACTATATCCAAGAGGATATGTAGATAACAGTGCAGATGATGCTGATCTATTTCCACAATACAGTTCTGCTCCTCCAACTGGAACAGAAATATTAACATTGAATATGGTTGTAGATAAAGATGCTAGAGAGAAATACGGAATAAACATTGAATTCCCATTCATAACAGATGATTCTTCAACCCTAAGAGCTTTTACTGGCATAGCCAAGTATAATGGACTTGTTAGAAGAAAAGATGACGTACATGTCGAATTTGCACTATTAGATAGTGATTATTTTCCATCTGTTAATGAAACAATATTAAATACAAAAAGAGTTAGAAAGATAGAAGGATTAGAAGGAACATATCAATATGATTCAACTGATCAAATATATGGTATTAAATACGTCAGTGTTCCTATACCAGCAGATTTAAGATTTAATGGTTATGTAGTTTATGAAGCAGAAACAAAAGAAATAATATATGCAGTTAAAGAAGATATAGCACCTTATGACTATGATTGATCTTATACGACTGACACTGTATGATTTGTGCCGAAGAAGAATTTAAAAGATAATACGAAACCCGTAGAATAAGAGGTGATAGGAATGGCAGTTAATATAGGACAATTAATAATTGGATTAGATGGTTCGATTGTAGCTAAAATTAATGGTTACATAACAGCTACTAGTCAATATACAAATTATGTGCAAGTTGTTGCACCATTTGATAGTACTGACTCAGTTTCTATTAACTTTTATTTAAGGAATGCAAGAATATCAAACTATACACAATATATGACTTTACAGAGGGATGATTCGCAAATCCCTCTTAAAGGTCGTGATGTTATTGATTCAGGTAAGGAATATTACCAAGCTACAAGAGATTGAAATGTTTGAATAGTCCCTATTGATAGTTTAGCTTTAGCAGCTATATCAAAATGACATACAGGTACAGTAGATGTTAGCGTTACATTTAGAAGTTTTAGAAATTTAGAGATAGAAGAAACGGGATCATATATAGGAACATTTGGTAGTCGTAAATCAATTACTGGCGGAGATATTCCTACAACAGCTAATATAGGAGATTTCTATAGATGTGATTATCTAGATTATTATTCAGATATATCAAACTTAGAGTTCACACTAGGAGATCTTGTAATATATACATCTAATGGGTGAATCAAAGGGATAGCTTATGAAACAAGATTATCAACAGGATCAACACAATTTGGTGTAGACCCTGCAATATATGGACAAGCTATAGAATCAGTTAGATTAGACACTACTGAAATGATTATAGATAGAATAGCAGGATTAGAGGCAGCTGTATTAAATAGTGATATGGGTGGATCTTATGCTGATACATTATATGTTAGAAATGGATTAAATTTAAATTATCAATCAATAGAAAAATCTATACTATCTGATGTAGTATATTTAGAGAGAAATAACGAAGGACGTTCGATAACAATAGAAAATCTAGTTAAAGAATTACCAGAACTAGATGCAACAATATTAAGAACAACTGGAACTGATACACCATACGAAGGAGAAGGATTCTATGCAGCTAATAATGTTATATTAATAGGGTCTGCAACTGAAGCTGGTATATCGTGAGATGGAACTAACCTATATATAAGAGGAACGATTCAATCTGGAACGATAACAGATCCATCATTACTAGAAGAATTAAAAGGTGATACTGGTGAACCTGGATTAGATGGACAGGATGGTCAAGATGGTTATACTCCTATATTAGGTGTAGATTACTTTAATGGTGAGGATGGATTCTCTTATAGATTCGTCGGAACATTACCATTATTATCTAGTCTAAGTTTAATATCGAATCCTTCTAGAAATGACTCATATAGAATTACAGAGACAGAAGAATTATGAACATGAACAGGAACAGTATGAAGAAATATGGGTGTCATTAGAGGATTGCCTGGTACCGATGGAACAAATGGTTTAAGTTCATATCTACATATTGCTTACGCAACCAACTCTACAGGAACAATAGGATTCTCAACTTCAGTATCATTAGGTAAAACATATATAGGTACGTATAGAGATTTCACATCATCTGACTCAACAGATTCAACAAAATACAAATGAGCTCTTATAAAGGGTGCAGACGGTGCTGATGGAACTGATGGTATTAATGGTGTGAGTGCTTATTTACATATAGCTTATGCAACTAATTCAACAGGTACAGAAGGATTTTCGACTAGCGTATCAACAGATAAAACATACATAGGTACATATACTAATTCAACATTAGCAGATTCAGCAAATCCTGTTGATTATAAATGAACACTCATTAAAGGTTCAGACGGTGCTGATGGTACTGATGGAACAAATGGTGTCGATTCTTATTTGCATATTGCATATGCAAACTCAGCAGATGGTTGAACAGATTTTGCAACTTTTTGAATTGATGGACTAAATAAATATTATATTGGTACTTATACAGATTCAAATTTAAATGACTCTGTTACGCCAACTGATTATAACTGGACTTTATTAAGGGGATCTGATGGAGCAGACGGACATGATGGAGCTGATGGTATTAGTGCTTATTTACATATAGCTTATGCAACTTCATCTGATGGATCAACAGGATTCTCAACAACAGTATCAACAGATAAAACATACATAGGTACATATACTAATTCAATAGTGGCTGATTCAGAAATATATACGAACTATAGTTGAACACTCATTAAGGGTTCAGATGGTGCTGATGGTACTGATGGAACAAATGGTGTTAGTGCTTATCTACATATAGCATATGCTGGTAATGCTGATGGATCATTAGGATTTACAACATCAGATCCTACTAGCAGATCATATATAGGTACATACACTGATTCAAACTCATACGACTCTGTAATTCCATCAGATTATAATTGATCATTGATTAAAGGTGCTGATGGATCAAATGGAACTGATGGTATAGATGGTGTGAGTGCTTATTTACATATAGCTTATGCAACTTCATCTGATGGATCAACAGGATTCT